ATGTAATCGGCTCCGTTCCAACTGTGGAGCTATAAGTAATTTCTAAAGGTCTAATTACGCTCATTTCTTTTTAAAGTCTTGTTTATCCACCTTAATCCATACGGCCAATCCTTTGTCGACTAAATATGTGTCGTAGGTCTTACCTACGCTCAAAATTTCGCCTTTTTGGAACGGCTCGAGATCAACCAATAATTTTATCATAAAGATAGTGTTTATTTCATTAAATGTTTTTTATCATTCCACGGCTCAACGTCTTGCCAAAGTCGGTAACCATGAAAAACGTAAAGCGATTTAATCAATCCAATTTTTAATCCCATCTCCTTTACTCGCATCGAAAATAGAGAGTCAAAAGCCAAACTATTCTCAACAAATTTAATTTTTTTCCAAGTCTTGTACTGAAATGCCATAAAGAAGCCAGCAATATATTCTTTTATCTCTTGGATGCCTTCGCGCTGGTAAGTTAAAGCTATTTCGTAATGCCTTCTCACGTCTAATTCGTAGTTAAACTCATTATTGTGCAACTGATGTTTAGATCTTAGTCGATTGGTGTAGCACCCAACCAATCCAAATTTATCGCCATCTAAAGCCAAGGCATCGTAAATGCGCTTTCCCCAGTCTCCGGTTAGATACATGATGTCTCCATCTTGCATTATTATCCAATCCTCATCTTTTGCGTTTAGGCTGCTCAAATATTCATTATAGGCTTTACCTATATTTTTATTTAAGTCGAACGGATTCGAGTAAAATATCTTTAAAGGTTGATCCATGTACGCTCCTCGTAAAAGTTTAAATTCTTTTCTGAATAAGGGTAAGCAAAATGGCACTCGTTTTTATCCGCAATTATAGCTGGGAATCTTTCCGTTAAATATCGATTCATCTCATACTTATCAATCCTGGCTTTTACTTTCTCTGTATTAAACCAATAGAAAGAGCCTGAGTAATGAAACTCTTGCGGAACGTAAGGAGGGCAAGGTAAAAGCTTACCACAGATGCCAGAGAATAGCTTACTAGATATATCTGGAATCGTTTCCAAGTTGCCTTTGTATAATTGCTCAATCCAAATGTCCAATCCACTCCAGACAGGTCTAGAAACTCCTTTACAATGGGCGTAAAAGGTAATCCCATCCTTTACTCTATTAATCGAGTCAATAAAATGAACCGACTCACCTAGTCTTGAATTATTTTCCACAATCTCAAACTCGCAGTCGCTTGGTAGGAGCGATTTTAACGGCTCTAGGAAAGCTTTCCCATCTACGGCAACCTTGACTACCTTTTTACCATTAAATACGCTCCAGTACTTGTTTAATAGCCTTAAATTAAGTCTGTGATAATACGTTAGCTTTCCGCCGTAGTAAATAAAGTAAATTAGATTTTTTGGAACGTCAACGCCCATAAAGTAGGTGTTTTTGGTTTCTCAATCATTTTATAGCCAAGGCTTCTAAACATTGACATCCATTGAGTCTCGCTTTTAATATTTATATGTCCCCAATCTGCATCAAAAGTCGTTGTCTCTGGAGTAGATGAAAACAGAATAACTCTTGGTTTAACAATCTCTAAAGCTTTACAAATCTCTTGATCGGTCATATGCTCGGCAACCTCTATCCAAAGCATTAGATCCGCTTGTCTTGGCTTTTGGTAAACCTTTAGCAATGGGTAATTTTCTTTGCAATAATCTCGATGCGCCTTGAATATATCTTGCCCAATAATGTTAAAACCTTCTTGCCTTAAAACCTCAGAGTAAACTCCAGTTCCACATCCAAAGTCTAAAACGCTATCTGGCTTAAACTTTTTGCAGTAATCAGCTACTTTTTTTGCCAATGCCACAAAATCTGGATTATCCATCGTTAGCTGAAAGTCGTTTAATTCAGCTTGCAAAAATTCATTTTCTGTCAAATTCATATTTCTCCGCAAGTTTTACAATTTCTTTTATAATGCATAGGGCATTGAGTACCGTCTGCATTGCAAGGCTCCTTGTCAAAATACATTGGTAATCCGTTAGGTTTAGTTAAATACCGCTCGCAACTCATTTTGAGTTTACATCTTTGCGGCTTGCATAGTGTAAAATCTGCCATGTTTTTTTCTTTAAATGTAATAATATTTTTTCCGATTGTTGATTTTCAAGTAATTGTAATAAAAAAAGGGATGCAAAATGCATCCCCTTTCACCATTAAACTAAACACAAACTAATATTAGGTAGTCTCAAGAAGAGCAATCGCAGCTGCGAAAGTACCTTTTACCAAGCAAGGAGTATCGTTAGCAGAGATAAACTGCACCAAACGCTGCTCGATTCTTACAGTCTTCAAGTTGTCGATGAAATCGTCTCCGCTTTCTCCGATTGCTACTTGCAAACCGCTTCTCAAACGTACGTTGATAATAGATAGGTCTCCACCTACGAAATCAGCAGCAGTACCAGTTAAAGCGTTGGTTGGGATAATCTGAACTCCCCAAGCAGTAACTCCACCTTGAGCGTTGAAAGTAACTCCAGCTGGCAAGATGTATTGCTTATCGTTATCCTTAGAAGAAAGCATAACGTGGTAAGCACCAGTCTCAACGAATACACCATTTACAGATCCGTTAGCAGCTCTAACTTGAGCGATAATTCCGTGGATTACGTCCCAGTTGGTAGCGCTTTCTACTTTACCAGCCATAGTTGCTCCGGTGAAAGTAGTAGACTTAGAAAGCAAACCAGCAAGCTGAGGAGATGTTCCGTTACCGGTAAACAATTGGTTTTCGATTACAGTCTCTACTCTCTTTACTCCGTTGCTCTGGATGTAAGAAGCCAAGTAAGCAGCATCCTCAAGCATTTCCATAGAAACCTTCATGTGAACACCGATTTTCTCAACTTTAGCTCTCTGCTCTTTGTACTGAACATCCAATTGAGTCTTCTCAACACCTTCGCCAATCATTACTGGAGTTCCCTCCTGATCGTACTCTTCAACCCATACTGCATACTGAGTACCGATAGCTCCAACAGATACGTTAGAAAGGTAAGTAAGCAATCTTTGGCGGATTGGAGAAACAACACCGGTAAACTCGGAGATTGTTACTTGGCTAGATGAGTTAGCGTTAGCAATTGTAGAAGCCAAAGTAATAGTTCCTACTGCCTTCTCGCTGATTTCAAATACCAAAGGAGCCTTAAGACGAGCGTTAGGCTCAGACTTCAATCTTTCGATTTCTGCTCTTACTGGCTCGTAAGCCTTCATAAACGCAGTCTTGAAATCTTCTGCACCTACCTCTTTCTCAACTGCGCTCTTTTGCATAGCGATATCAAGCTTGTCAAGTTGCTTCTGCATTTCTGCTGCATCTTCTTTACTTACTACATTGCTGAAAGATTTCAACAAAGATTCTGCCTTTTCGAAAGCCTCATTAGCTTTTACTTCGGCGTTGCTAGCTTTTGCCTTTAGAGCTTCACCAGCTTCTGCGATTACCGCTTTAACGGCATCCAAAGTTAGATTTTCCATGATTCAAATTGTTTTTTAAGTTCGTTTATTGTTAGTACCTCAACATCCACGGCTTTCGTCTCTACCAAAGTAGCCTCTGCTGGCTTTAGCATCTCCAAAAGTGATTTAAGTTGTCTTTCTAATTTCTCAAGTGTTTCGTCCGTTGCATCTGAGGTTTTAACAAACTTCTCAAGTCTAGTTAAATACTCGAATGCATCCGATTCGTTTTTAAGGTCGATAAAGGTTGTCTCCGGGTTAGCTCCAAGAAATTGAACCGCACTACCTTCGTACATCATTACCTCTTTAATTAAATTGGCTTTTGCCTGGTCATCGTACATCTCTTTAATTGTACGGAATCCAAACGAATGCTGGTTAATAAGTTCGCTCTCGACCATCTTTTGGAAATCTTGACCAGCTGCATGAGTTCCGATTTTTGCCTCGTATCTCAATCCTTTTTGGTCTTCGTAAAGATTCATCATTTTTGCGACAACTTTATTTTTGTCGTGATCTAAAAGGTACTTGATAAGTTGCTTTCCAGCTGGGCCACGCTCTTGGATAGTCTTGCTAAATGCTCCTGGCTCAATTACATCGCCATCGAGATCCTTGTTGCCAAATACGGCAAAGTAGCCTGAAACAATACCTTGCTTCATGTCGCTATCTGCAAATCCTTGATTAAGTCCCTTTAATATCATTGCCGTGTTATTATATTTTATTTCTCCTAATTCTCTTAGCTTACTCTTACTCCAGGTTAGGCCAGCTTTACCTCCCCATGCATCGTACATTAATAAGCCGCATCCTTCGCCGTAGGAGGTTGAGCTTTCTAAATCAACCTCGTGCCTACTTAAGTACGAATACATCCTTTTAACTGTATCCAAGCTAATCGCTTCGCCGTTAGCGAGCTGGTTGGCTCTCTGCTTTCCTACTGGAGTTCCGCAAGATCCCCATCCATTCTCTTCAACGTACTTTAAAACTCGTCTAGCGTTGTTTTTTACCGCCTCTGGGTAATCGGAATAACTCTTCTCGGATAACTCAGCCATTTAGCTTATTCGTTTAGACAAATATACAAATAAAAAAAATTAGGAAACAAAAGGCTTAAAACTCAAAGGCATTAGGAAAGTTCCTACGAGCATAACTCTCAGAAATGTAAACAACCACGCAAGAGCAATTAATCGTCTGCTCAGCGCCTCCATTTATATCTCCAGGCTTATCCATTTGAACGCTTATTCCATTCTTATTAGTAAACTGAAAAAATCCAGTTGCAACAACTGGTTTATCTTGAGCCTGGATGTGTTGAGTCCTTGGCTCCTTTGCTCCTCCATGTATCCAAAGCTTCCAAATGTTTACTCCAGTTTGGTTTGCCCAATCTTGAGCGCTTTTCTTTTTACCTTCATTGTAAGCTCTTGTCGATTCAGTTCTTGCAATAGCTCTCGCTCTTTTAATATCTGGGATTTGCTCAAGTAAAAGTCTTTCTAGCTGAAAAGGATTTAGTCCTTGCTCGATTCCTTCGGCTAATATCTCTTGCACTTTCTTTAATGTGGTTTCGGTAACTTCAGTTATTAAACTACCTAAGTTTAAAAGCACCCAATCCTTAATCCATTCCTTCCATGTATTCAAAAAGAAATCGTCTGGTATAAAAGCCTTCTCTCGATTGTCTTGTCTAATGCGATTAAATTCCTTTCTAGCTGAGTCTACAAATACGGCTTGGTAAAATTCAACGTAAGCCTTTTGCATTGGCAAAGGAGATGGATTAGGGACTGCCTGAAGCTTTAAAGCCTCTGTAAATATCTTAACTCCAAGGCGCTCGTATTTCTTTAGATCAGCTTGTGCCGACCTTCTAATCTTAGAGTAATTAAGCTTTCTCATTTGTTACGCTGGGAAATCTACAAAGTCAGTTGCGGCATTTCCTAAAGCCTCCTCGCTAGGCAATACGTTGCTAGGTATCCAATGTACATCCATTGCAGGATCTTCGCTAGCGTGCCAGTTTAACAAGCTTCTAACCTCGTTACCGGTAAAGTATGGAGATTTGCCGTATGTATCGAGAATTACCTTTACATCTGGTTGCAACTCGCTAAAGCTAGAGATATCGAAATCGATAACGTAATCAGCTCCGTAAGACTTGGCAAGCCATTGAGTAAATTTCTCCTCAATCATTTGGAGTTGAGGCATAATTACATCCGTAACCAAAGCCTTTTGCGCTCCTTCTAAATTGGCATAGGTAGCGTTTGAGGTAAACAATACTGGATTAACTCCCCATAAACCGCAAAGAGTTTGCAAATCCATGTTTTGAGAGTTTATAATATCCATTGCAACCGGAGACAATCCAATTGCATCGTAACGCAACGGAATTGAAGAGGCAACAATCTTATTAATATTTTTATTGCCGTTAATCCTCTCATCAATTCTCTCGTCCATCTTAGCTCGCTGATCTGGAGACGGCCAAAACTCTGGATTAGTGATGTTAGGCGAAATTATACCTTTGGCTCCTCCGTTCTGGAAAGTCTTCTGCTTGGCAAATGTCGCCTCGTTGTTAGCCTGGAGAGTAGTTAAACCAGCCAGGAGAGGAGGCATTCCACGAAGCTGCGCACCGTTCAAATCCCAAGTTAAATTCGTGGTTTTGATGTGCAATACTTGATCCGCTGGAATCTCAATGTTTTGATCTCCAATAATCAATTTATAACCTCTTACCGGCTCAAATAAGGAGCCAGCGACTATTTCCACATAGTTAGACGGCAAAACGTACATCTCCTTAATCTTGCCCTTATTTAGGCCATCTTGTGGAGCAAATCCGTAAACAAATATCTCGCCGCTAGTATTGTACCACGTTAGCATAGAATCCAGAAACTCGCTCCAAGTTTGCATTGGATTAGGATTTTTTATTAGCTGATTTACTGGATCTGAGTAATTAACGTCTTGCAGCTCTTTTTTACGAAATGCTATGCTCTGCAATCTGTTTAACTCCTTCGAGTTGTACTTTCCTCCTCTGTATTTTTTACTTGCTTCGCTCTCCTTGTAAACGTAAGTAGGGCATTGCTTACCTTTCTCTGCTATTTTTCGAATGATTGAGTAAACCAAGGCGTTTCCCTTGTAACCTTTATCGATAAAAGTTTGCTGGTTAGAGTCGTACCAAACAACAAGCGTAGAGGCGGTAAATTGGCCGTATAGGATTTGGTTGAGTAGATTTACATCTAGATAAGTCTTCGTTGGCTGGACTTGTGGCGTGATATAATTCTGAAGAGCCTTTAATAGCATAGCATATTCGTTTTAACAAATATACCTATTTATTTTTTTCTAAAAATGCAAGTCCATAAAACCAAATTACAACCATTACAACTCTAGCAATCCAATGCCAGGTTAACGGATTAAAATCTAATGTTACAAATACCAGTAAAAGGTAAGTGATAAACATTAGGATAAGCGCAGCAATTGTTTCTTTTGTCATATTGAGAATGTGAATTTAGAGCCTAATAATAGTTCGGTAAATCCCCAAACAAGCGCATCCACTCTATCTGGAGATTTGCCTTTATCTGGATCAAAGGTAATCATTTGAGCCTCAAGTAATGGAAAATGGCCAATGTGATAAACTTTGTTTTGCTCATAAAGAGAGTAGATTGGCTCCGCTCGAACGTACTTTCCCTTGGTTGCAGTTACTAGCTTTATCCTTGCAGTCGCATTTTGCGACCTCAAAACGCTTTCTACCATGTCTCCTCCTTGGTTTTTTTCCGCCACTATGCAATCAGCGTTCCATCTTTCAAAGGCTTTAACTGCAACGGTTGCCCATTGGCTAGGAGAATACTTACCGGATAAATCCTCCAGGACATAGCCGTTTCCTAGAGCATCTTTAGCGCATACAATTATACCAGTCTCATCCGATTCTAAATTAGCCGATGCCGCTGGATCTACGGCAACAACAATTCGCTCTAATTGTGGCGGATTTGCCATTCTTAGACGCTCAATTATTTGCCTATTCCAGAGCATCCCTTCAGCATCCTCGAGCCACTCACCAAGAAATAAATGGTTATATCTGTGGAGGTTTTCTCTCTTTGTGCGTTCTGCTTGCTCTACAAATGATTTACTTAGGTTTCGCTCATTATCTAAGTAAGTCGTGTGGATGTACGTACAATTATCGCTTTTATTCCGTACAAATCGAGAATAAATCCAATGAGATTTATAACTCGGATTCATTACCAGGATAACACGGTTAGGCTTGTTTATTGCTCTAATCGATAGATCTATCCGGTCGAATACATCCTCATCCATTAGCTCCTCGGATTCATCCAGAATAAAGGTAGTTACTCCAGCAATTGATTTAAGATTAGCGGTTGCAGTTCCTTGGCTAGTCTTGATACCACGGAATAAAATTTTAGATCCAGTTGCCTTGTTAATAATCTCACTCTGAGTTATCTCAAAATCCTCTGCCTTATTCATTAGCTCGATTTTGTCGATGAATTCAGGGATAATAGATATAAATGCCGATGTAAGAGTCCAACGAGTAAATAGGATTACGTGTCCCTCTTCGTAGGTAAGGTTTAAGAGAAACATGGATAAAGTCCACGATTTACCAGATCCACGGCCGCCAGTTATCAGATAATACCGACTTTTAGGCTGCTCTAAAAATAAAGGCTGGTATTTATCTAATAGCTTTATCGATTCCATTCTTAGCTCTTCAGCCATTCAATTGGAGGAGTTACTTTCTCGCCTTGTGTAGTTACGTCAATGGATTGCTTAGGCATACCAAAGCGGTAATTAAGCCAGGTCTTAATGGCTTGTATATCGCCATCCTTACAACGGCTCCAAAGAGCTTTCCAAGCCTCCTCTGGAACTGCAATTGCATCCATTTGCTCAATTATCTTTATCTCGTCTGCCTTTGGCGGTCTCCCAGCTCCTGGCCTTGCTCCTCCGTTTTGTCCCATGTGAAATAATCTGTTTATTCAGTTCAAAGGTAAATAAAAAAAAGCTTGACCTATTAGCCAAGCCTTTACAGTTAACAAAAACCCAAAACAATCTATTTTAATGTAATTACTTCGTTAGTCACTTGCCCGGTAAAATCGCAAAGCTTTCCGTTCCATTCAAACCTCACCTCTTTCTCTCTAAGCTGGTAAGAAGCCGCAAGCGTTCTAATTTGCCTTTGTACAATCTCAATGCTCTCAAACTTGCCTTTGCCCTTGTTACTCCACGGAGACCATTGGCCATCTCGTAATCTGTATCTAATCTCCAGAGAGTAATCTGGTTTAGTAATCGGAAATCCTTTAGCCATTACTTCTGTTTAATTACAATTTCCAATCCTAACGCGTCACAAATTTTACGCAAATTGTGAACGGAAATAGATTCAAAACCATTCTCGAATTGATTAATCGGTTGGTGACTTAACCCAATTTTTTGCGCCAAATCCAGCTGCGTAATATTTAAATTTTTTCGAATTTTTCTAATTAGTCGGCCTTCCTCTAAACTCATTTCTGTATCGTTTCCACAAATATAATTTATAAATAATTATCCAAGCAAAAACAGACTTTTTGTTTAAAAAGGCAAAAGCTTATAAATCCCCATCTGGATAAACTCGTCTCCTTTCTTTACAATGCATTTACGGACGTTTAACTCAAATACGTTTTTATCGTTAAATCCGTATTTCTTTTGAGCAATATCCAAAAGAAGCTTTACCGGGTTATCGAGATCCGATGCCTTGTTGCTAAATCCAAAGAAAAACTCAATCCTTAACATTTGATCTGTCTCAATTTTTACCTTTGGCATACTTAACAAAATAAACTCCTCGTAAGATTTGTAAGCTGGAGTTTTAAAGCGCTTGCCTTGCCAGGCTTCGTTTACGCTTAGAGGTTTGTGGTTTAAATTAAAGATTATCATTTACAACACTTATAAACTTGATCCATTGCAATCGTAAACAATGCAACGGAAACCATAAACAAAAGTCCAAACGGCATCTTGTAATGCATGAATAAGAAAATACCTAGCACCGTGTTAACGGCGCTAAATAGATTCTCTTGGCTTGGCTTAAAAAGGAAGAGTATCTTTCTCATATTGATTTAAGATTTTTTTGTCTGCAACTGTTGTTTTAAAATCCTCTTTCTCCTTTGGTTGGTAAACCTCCAGATAATGCGTTGCCTTGCCTTCGACCTTTTGCGGCTTTTCCTTAATGTCTAGGTTTACCCATTCAGTATCGTTGTCATTCATGTACTTTAGCAACTTTTCTAAGTCGGTTCGATTTTGGCTTACTTTCCACATATCGCCAAATTTGGTTGTAATTAGTTTTGCGTTTCCGCCATAAATTTTGCTCATAATTTTAATTGTTTAAGTTGTTTAAAATGGTACGCTTTTTACTTCTGTTTCTCCTAGTAATTCAAAATCATTTATTCCAGATGTTTTAAATTTTTCTACTCCTGGGAATTGGTTGCTTTTTACGTGTACATTTTCAAAATAATCAAAACCATCTTTTCCAATGTATCTATTTCTTTTCCGGTTAAAATCAATCGTAATCTCAAAAGGTATCCCTACTAGCTTCTGCTTCTTGATCTTATCCGTTTTAATTATTACCGTTGTATCGTTAGGATCTGTGGCTCGATTAGGTCTCCAAACGCTTATGGTGTTGTCGGTCGAATCTGCAAACGTACCCCCCCCCTTTATCTGGTAAAGACTCGGAGGAGGATAATTGCCGTCTTTCTCTTTTCTTGGTGTTGTTTGATGCATTACCAAGTGATAACTCACATTATTCTTTCTCGTAAAGTTAATGCGATCCATCATAAATCTTGAGGCGTACAAATGCTCTTGCTCTCCTGGCCCCATCTCATGGCGGATTTTTATGTACGGATCTACAATTACCGCTTTAACATCTTTCTCCCAAACCAGGTACTCGAAAACGCTTTCTATTTGCTCAATCCTAAAATCTGGAGTTTTATCTTTCTCAGGGTAAACAAAGTAAAATTTATCCTTTACCAAATCAAAAGCAGCTAAATACTCCTCTTCGCTGACATCAAAATTTTTATAAGCTCTATCCGTGCTTTTGCCTAAAATCGTGTGGATAATGTCATCAAAAAACTCATCTGGAGGATAATTCTCTGGAGAGAAAAAAGCAAACTTCCATCCTTCATTGATTGCCTTTAAAACGCAAAGGAAAATAAGAAACTGCGACTTCCCTTCGTTGTTGTATCCAGTCCAAAGGTTAAACTCTCCAGCCTTCCAGCTCCACATCTTATTTTGTACTCCTCCGCTTGTGATGTTATCGATATCTCTAACGTATGTCTTACTTCCAGCCTCTTTACCTTTACGAAAGTTATTTAGCATCGAATCTCGTTGCCCGGCAAAGGTCTTTATTGATGCCTCGCAAAAGTCTAAATCAAAAATCTTATCTGGTCGTTTCATTCAACAAAGTATTTATCAATATTATCTTTTAAGTCCTGGTAGCTGCCTGATCTCTGAGCGACATCCTTAAACCATTGCTTCTCGAATTGATTTCTTACCCTTATCTCGTCTTGGAGCATCAATGTAGTACCTTTTATCTCATAATCTTGCAAATTGATTAGATTGATATATTTTTTTTGTAGAGCAAATAATCTTTTAAGGTTAATCTCAATTAACGCCCAATTCTTAGTTTGCTGCGCTTGTACAATCATTGCCCAAATGTCTCTATTAAGTTCATTTAAGGCTTTCACTTCTTTAGCTTCCATCTTACCACCAATTATCTATTAAAGTTGATTTGTTGTACTTATTTGCGTCTAATTCTGGTATTGGATTTCCTCTCTTTATCCAGTTCACAAAATGCTTTTTAGCATCCTCTTCACTTACCTTTAATTCTGCTTTTAAGAGTTGCTCTTGTCTAAATTCATTCAAGTGATTTCTTACTTGCTCAATACTTGCTTTATTCTTTATTGCAATACCTTCTAACCATATAGTACTTGTCCAGAGCTTTCTAAATATTTCGTTGTGGCTCTCTTCGCTAGTACTTATTATATTCTTTAATTCTTTAACTTCTTTAGTTGGTTTCACTTGCGTTTCACTTGCGTTTCGTCTGCGTATCACTTGCGTTTCACTATCGTTTCGCTCACCTTGGTAAGTATCATATTTACAGACGATTAGCCGTGTCGTAACCGTTTCGTTTTTTAGCTTAATCATTAAATCTTTTTCGAGCATTTTTAAAAAGCGTACAACCTTAGATTTGTTAATTTTCCATCTATTTGCCCAAGTATCGTAAGAGTAAATTACCTCTCCTCTATTAACCTGGATCAATTGACCTTTAATTAAAACCTTCTTTGATTCGATATTTGATTGCATTAAAATGTCAATCCACCATTTAAGGTATTCAGGTTTATCCCAAATCCAATGGTTAGTTAATTGTCTGTGTACCTTTATCCAGCCGCTCATAAAATAAAAAAGGCCCTATCGTGTCGGAGTCGATGGGCCTGGTTTGGTTTTCACCTATGAAACATCCAAGGCTCCGACCTCTCAAATGTTTCATTTCAATACATAAAGATAACTCTTTTTCAATTATCCAACTAGATAACGCTTCTTTAGTTGATTATAAATGCACATATAACTTACTCCCATTTCCAGAGCAATTACCTTAGTTGATTTTCGATCTTGCCATTTTTCAAAGATTAGATCCTTTTCGTATTCAGTTAGATTCCTTCGTCTCATTTTGATTTAAAATTAGTTCTACTGCATTGATACAATCGTGAAAAAACGAGCCGCCTTTATCTACGGCAAAATGAAGCTTTTCAAACAAGGTTACAAACTCGTAAAATTGCTTAATTGTAGCCTCGCCTTGCTCATGAGACTGGAGAAACCGGTACGCCTCTGTGGACTTCTTTTTAAGCGAATTGATAATGTTTAAATGCTTATTCTTTAAATCATTATCGTAAGCCTTTAAAAAGTTTACATCCTCGTAATTTTCTAGCATGATCTCCTGGAGAGCCAGGTACATTAGGTATTTTTGCGTTGCCCTAAATTGCAATTCTTGAATTATTTGCTCTTTAGTCATCTTTTCAAGAAATAACGTGCAACTCTCTTTCCATTTTCAAGAGTTACCATGTCGGTAACTACGTTTAAGCTCTGGTCTCTTAGATCCGCAATTCGTGCGGCTAACCTAAAGCATCCAAATTGATTTAAAGCTTCTAACTGAGTAATGGAATAACCGTTCAATAACCAGCCTTTAATTAGCGCATTTTGTGAGTCTGTGGCTTTCATATATCAGCAATTTTTTCGATTAGATATTTAGTTTCAAAATAAACTGCCCAAAACTCCTCCTCTGTAATTTCAG